TGATGCTTAAGATCACCGATCCATCCATCAGCCTTCCTGCTGCGATCCACGAAAGTATCATTTACTTGATCGCGTAAAATGTCAGCAGCTTTGGATAGCCAAGGTTTCATTTACTTATAAGATGTCAAGAATTGCCTGTGCTTTAGCACACTCAACAATTTCAGTTTTAAGTAAATTTGTTACTTGATCGAATTGCTGTAATACAGCTAGTCTTGCAAGTTTATCCATTGGACATTGGCGAGCAGCTTCTTGTCCTTCAACACCTTTAAGATGAACTAGGTCTTTATCCCAATCACCATCAAGTGTTTCCAATAATGCCTTGTAAGTAGCGATATTGTTTTTATATGAATCAACCTCTAATTGTCTTACTTCTTTAGCGGTTAATTGTGGTGCTTCGTTTTCTATTGGCATTTTTTCTCCTTTTGTTTGTTATTAACTTATATCTAAATTATTACCAGTATCCGTAGCCAAGGTAGCCGGATTGGAATACTTAGTGCCAAAGCCAGTCGCGGTATTCCAAGGATAGGCTGTAATAAATGGGGTAGTTACATGAGCAACAATTAAAGCATCATTAGTAGAACTTATACTTACACCATTTGCATTTCCTGTTGGTAATGTTGCTGGGTTAGAATACTTAGTGCCAAAACCACTTGAAAAAGCGTAAGCAGAAATATATGGCGAACCATCGTGTGCTATTGCAAGAACATTATCTGTTGGTGAGAATTTAACTTTATCGCCAGTTCCAGATGGTAAAGATGCAGGATTAGCATATTTAGTGCCAAAACCTGATGACCAAGGATATGCACCAATATAAGGTGAGGTTGCATGAGCCATAGCAGCAACAGTTCCTGCGTTATTAAAATCAACACCAATTACTGTATCAGGTGGCAAGGTTGCTGGGTTGGAATACTTTGTGCCAAAACCTGATGACCAAGGATAAGCAGAAATATAAGGTGTGCCACTTTGCCCCAAAAGAACAGCATCATCTTGTGGTCTAAATTTAACGCTTTGAGAAGTTAAGTTTGGCAAAGTTGCTGGGTTGCCATATTTAGTTCCAAAGCCTGTTGAGTTAGACCAAGGATAGGCGGAGATATAAGGTGAGTTTTCATGACCCATTACAATTGCGTTATCTGCGGTAGTAAAATCAACTCCATAACAACTAGCAGGTGGAAGTGATGCTGGATTTGTAAATTTACTTCCAAACCCTGTTGTGTTTGACCAATTGTAGACAGTAATAAATGGGCTAGTGCTATGCGTAACTGCTAAAACATTTTTAGCTGTGTTAAAAGATACACCTCTACCAATACCAGTTGGTAATGTTGCTGGATCTGTAAATTTTGCACCAAAACCAGTTGTTGCTTTCCAAGGGTATGCTATTACATAAGGTGATGCTGAACTCACAAAAGCAACAGATTGTTGCAACTTTAATTTAGATGAATCTATAAAACCAAATTTAAGCATTAAGCAATATCACCAACGCATAACCACTCATCTGTTGCGATCTTAATGCAAGTAATGGCGGAGTAGATTACTCTGGTTTTTGGTGTAGTTGCAGTCGCACCCGTTGATCTAATAGTTACTCCAACAGCTCCAGAAACAGTTACTTGACCAGCGCCAGTCTGAGCGATGTTAATACTTGTTCCTATTGGGAAAGCAACAGAACTGTTTAATGGAATGGTAACGGCTATTGCAGCAGCGTTTGCATAAGTAACCAATTTGTTTCTCAAATCAGCCAAAACAAATGTGTCGGATGTAGTAGTTACAGCTCTTAAGGTTACAGCTGCGAAACTTGCATCGACTGAATTGCCAAGGGTTCTAATGGCATCTGCGCCATCTTTAACTAAATCTGTGTCGCTTGGAATTGTCCAAGCAAAGTTGGTGCTAGTAGTAGGCATTTCTCTCCTTATATCAGGCTACGATTGTAGCATTTTCCCATGTCAAAGTAGCGTCTATTGTGTTCCATTGTTCAGTAGCCGGAACAGTATTCCACCTCATCGCAACTTGGCTGAATTCAACTGGGGAAACATTTATGGTTAAAAATAGTTCATTAAATCTAGTGCTCCATGACCAGCCCTCAACATAACCCTCAAACTGCCCATCTGAGATTTGGCTAGGCAGATTTGTGATATTTAATGGCTGACCCATAAAAACGCCTAAAAGGTTATCCCGATCTGAGTTGTCAATCTCTGGGTTGGTTATTGGAAAAGTAATTGATTGGAATTTAGGTAATGGGTAGGCTCTTTGAGAAATATAGCGATCAGCTATTTCTTGAGCATCGGTTGCACCATGAACCCTTGAGTTAATCGTTTCAGCTTTGTAACCATATAAGGCAATTGAAGCGGCATCGGTTGCATCAACCTGTGAGTTATAGTTATTGCCATAATTAATATAAATGTCATTCCTAACATCACCTGAACGCATAACTGTTGAAAGACCAGCGCCTAAAGCATGGCTTGCATCAAGATCGATAAATCCATTGGCTGAAAGATAACTTTGCCTGTGGTCTGCATCTGCATAACCAATATCTCCGTTAGGAGCTTCATAAATATAACCAAAGGCAGAATTAGCAATGTCAGATACAACATTGTAAATGGTGTCGGTTACATTTGATTGAGAACTCATTGTGTAAAGACCAGGTTGATCTATTTCTCCAAGTCCTATGTTTACTGCATTTGCCCAAGTTTCTGTTGCATTATAAGTTGCCCAAGTTGTAGCTGCTGGAACATCATTCCAAGATCCAAGCAATACGCTGGAAAGGATTTCATATATTTGGTTTCCATCCTCATCTTGAGAAATGCTGTCATTCCAAATTTCTCTGGCTATTCTTGCAAGTGATCCCATAGCGATAATGCTGTATTGAATAACTGTGGCTATTGATCCAGTAGCACCGACCTCAACAGTTACATCTGTAATGTCGCCACCAAATAAACTTACATAAGTTCCTGATGTATCTTTGACCTGTAAATCTAAACTGTCATTTATGTCAAAAGGTAAGGTTTGATTATTTAATGCAACTAGATTAATTTGAATATAGGATGGATTTGGCTGTGAATAAATATCATCGCGACCAGCCTGATGTTGAACATCGCTAATCGCTATGTCAGTATAATCGACTCCACCGACAGTCAATTTCCAATCAGGATTCCATGCTGTCATGGCTACTTCTTAACAGCTGCGCGTGAAAGGTATGGGTTTGATCTGGCAGCACTTTCATTAATTGCCTTAGTTACAGCTCTTGCTGCACTTTCGCTATCAATTGCATTCACATTAATGTTATTGATTGTTTGGCCTGGAGCGCCTTTACCTGATGCTGCGCCACCTGAGAATTTAGGAGTTGATCCAGTTGCAATACCTACTGCGCCTAATCCGATAGCTGCTGCTGCGCCACCTACCAATAATGAAGTTCCTCCAGTTGCAAAAGCAGTTGCTATAGATGCCGCTGCTGCTGCATTTCTTAAAGCAACCATCGCTGCTACTAATGTCTGGACTGCTGCAACAAAAGCAATGATTTTAGATGTAACGAATACAGTTGCAATAATTGCACCTAGAACTAATAATTCCTCTTTAATGCTAATAACAAATTGAATGGTTGATCTTAATTGTTCACCAAATTTGAATGCGCCTTCCGTTGCTGCGGTTATTCCTGCTGTAACTGAATCCTCGCCAATTAAGCCAGCAGCTAAAGCCTCAACATTTGGAACTGCTGTGGCGAGTAAATAATCTGCCAACTCTTTAACAATTGGTAGTAATGCTGCGCCAATTGCTTCCTTAGTTTCATCTAAGGCTATAGTTAATTGCTTAAACTTAAACTCAGCATTGGTTGCTTCATTGGCAATAAAACCTTGATAAGTTGCCTGTAACTGTTTAGTTGTTTCCTCGAAAGATTGGCTTTTAAGGGTGGCTGCATCAATTCCTAGACCTAACTTACCTAAAGCGGTGTTTGAACCGTCATAAGCCCTTCCTAAGGCGTTTGTAACGGCCTCTAGTGGCTTACCTGTGGCAACGCTAATCTCTTGGGCAAGGTTGAGCAATTCTTGGGCTTTTGTAACATCCTGAGTCGATCTAATTAATCGGCTAAATGCAGGTCTTAAAACATCATCTGTTGTCGCAGTTGCAATAGATTGTTTTGTAATGTATTTATCAATTGCAGCGATTTGTTGTTCAGTAGCCTGAGTATTAGATCTGATAGTTTGCTCAAGGTTTTTACGACCTTTTTCATCCTCGGCTGCTGCTTTAACTGCTGCAACTCCAAATGCTGTTGCTGCTGCTCCAACTACGGCAAATGCTACTGCTGCCTTTTTACCAAAATCTGCTATTTGATCTGCTGATTTATCAACTACCTTTTCAGCATCTTTTAATCCTTTTTTAAGACTGTCGATATCAGCTGCGAGTGCAACGGTTAAAGTTCTACTGGCCATCTGCAAACTCTTTTCTAATATCTAATATAATGTCCTCAAACTCTTTAATAATGGTTGGTTGTAAATGTCTAATTGTAGGATAGATAAACCAACCGCGAGATCCTGGCCCTTTAGGCATCGGGCCAGACCATCTTGGAAATTGTGGATATTTACTTGAACCAAATTCTGATGCTGCGCCAATTCCATTACGGCTACCTTTAACATAACCTCTAGTATTAAATTGAGTTGTTGCTCCACCTGAAAACTTTTGAGAAGCAAAGCCAAAAGAGATTTCACCAAGTAATGATGATTTCTTTACTTTACCGCCTTGAGCCACACGGTCAGCAACTTTGCCTCTTGATGATGCAATACGCCTAATCTCACTTAATTCTTTTTGAGCCAATTCGCCAACTCGGCGTTTAGTTTCAGTAACTGCAATTTCACCCATGTTGCGAATTACTTTAGCAAATTGAGCAAGTTCTTTTTTATCATAGACTATTAGAGGTTGCGTGCTACTTGCCATGCTATTCCTCCAATATCTCTATCGCTGTTAAAATGTCATTCGCATCAGTCCATTCACTTACTGGTATATGAG